TTGGCCATTACAAATGTATTCATTACCTGTAATGATTTGCCTGGCTGATATGAGAAGACTTTGGTTGTTTCGCGGATGATTTCTTGGCTGGTAGTTGTGCCAATAGATAGATTGACTAAACCTTCATTAGGAGAAAATGTGATTGTGGTACCAGAACTATTGGACTGCACCCAAAGTCCGTTGTCTTTATATCTGTGAGAGGAATCAAAGAGCGTCAAAGGAGTTGACATTCTAGCCCTACCAAAAGCATCAACAGACATACCAGATGGATTAGCCGGGCCAACCAGATTGCCGTATTGATCGGCCAGCATCATGACTTCGAAGATTGTAGTCTCTTGCGGTAGATACTTGTGCGTGTCTTTACGGAACTGTGCCATATTATTCTTCCTTGCGCTTCTTGCCTATATTGTATTTAGCGACCAGATTCCACTCGGACTTTTCTTTATGAGATATTATCTTGATTTGAGACAAAGGAGCGACTGGATCACTACTCTTTTGCTCACTTACCAGATTGACCAATTCCCACTCATGAAGCAGGTTGGCAATAGTATTAAGACGGGCGCGGTCATCCTCTGTGGAGTCTGACTGCTTCCCGTCTAGTAAAAATAATTGCTTAAAATGAACTATATAATATCTGCCCTGCTTATGTAATATGTGACATGATTGATACAGGGTCTTGTCTTTCTTAGAGGCTACACCCATGCGCGAAAGCGTCTCACGAACCTTTAGAAAGTTGTCAGGATTTGGTAGCGTTACCTCCACTAGTTCTTTTATGTCTAACATTCAAACCACCTTTATTTAAATTCTTTTTGATCTCTTCGATCTGAGCATTAGACAAGATGGACAAGGCCTCTTTGGCCTTTTCATTGGAGTAGTTATAATACTCTTTTATCGCATCCAAATTCTCTACAGTCTCACGCTTCTGCCATTTCTGGAAGGGGCGCTTATAGGCTCTTACAGTATTTAGCAAATAGTGGTATTGTAGTAGAGAATCTGTAGAAGGTTGAAGGTTCATCTGATTAGCTGGCATTACCATGTCCAAATGGAAAGATATGGAACGGTTAACGACGAACGGGACATAATCTCGTTCGTTTTCAGCGGTAATAACTACCTTCTTAGTCTGCTGAATAGAAGGTATAATATCTTTGAAAAGATCCGGTTTCATTTTGTTAAAACGTGCATATCCTCTATATTGCCTGATGCCATCTTGCCGTTTAAAGTTTTAAAAGCACCCCAAGCTATATTTTCCGTCTTCTTAAACTTGAAGTGTCTTGATGCTATCTTAAGCATATCCTGAGAGATTGTCAACTCATCATACGACTCATTATCTTGAGAACCAAATATATTCTTATAGTTTGAGATAACGAAAGAAAACGTACCTCCAGGCTTGATTGTTTTTTCTAAATTTCTGACAGTTTCATTCCAATAACCTTCAAGCCAGTCTTCATACTTGGGATAAGACTTGATTGATTGATTTGGATTATCAGTCTCGTAAACCTCTAGATTGTAATAAGGAGGGCTAAACAGACATAGATCATAGTATCCTTTTTCATCAAGATCGATCCTTTCGGAAGGACAGCAGTGTGCATTTACAATTTTATCTTCTGAAAAGAGTTTGTTGCTCTTGCTATAATAATCGGCAATCTTAGAAGAGTTTTCGATCACACTTTCGATTACATCGATGCATGTAAACTCTGTCCAGTCGGACTGATGAAATCCGATCTGATAGGCATTCCATCCAGCAGTACCAGAAATAACCTTGCTGCCTTCAAAGTAGTTTTGCAGAAGCCAACCATAAGTATAGGGATTAAATATACTGGCTCTATGTCTAGTGCCACGCATGATTGCAAATATGTCTGCAAGATTATATTCTAAAACTTTCTTGAAGCCGTTAGGAATTATCAAGTTGCTATTGATCACAAAGTCATTGAACATCTCGTCCAGTGACTTGAGAATAGGCATGTTATCATTGTCATTATACTTTTTCGTGGCAAAGATTTTTTCAAAGTTTATGTTTTTGACAATACGACTTTTGTTTTGCTTTCTGCCAAGAAAGACGCCGTTTTCGATTATGTCAGTGTTCAAAGAAAAATTCATATGCTCGTCCAAATCATGAATTTGCAGATGTGCTTCGAACCAACGCCTAAGGGTTTCTTCCCTTTCGGTAACACAAATCTTATATAGATTATCATAAAATAATTGGCGACTTTGAGTTCGCCAATCGTTTCGTTCTTCAATGAATTGATCAGGAGTATACTCCATGATCTTTTGATTTCGTCTAACTCTTAAGTTTTTTACGAACGTATCGTAATCAACAGGATCTCTGAGAGAAAAGAGATTTCGAAATGTACTATATTGCACTATCAATAAAAGTTTACCTTCTTAATCTTGACATTGGTAAATTCTTCAACCATCTCAACAACGGTATGAACAAAATCAGCAAGTTCAGCATCAGTGAAATCATAAAGTTCTCTCTGACCTTGCGAACCAGGAATATTGCGTTCCTTAAAATTTTCCTTAATAAGTTTCTCAACTTTATGGGTAGCATCATTGGTTGAAAGAATGATTTCAGCATAAATCCTGAAATCAATGCCAGGCTGATTGCGCCCGCGCTGCAATGCAGTCTTAAACTTACCACGACCAACCTTTAGCATACCTCTAGCAGCAACACCACTTTCAAAGTCCGAGACATGGGCACGCCCAAAGTAGATTAGATATTCCTCGTTGCCCTTAGCTTCAAAGCCATTGTTACCACTCTTAGCGTAGCCAGAAGCAATACGCTGCTTACGAGCATCCTGATAACCAATTCCAAGCATTTTCTTTTCCTGTGTCATTTCTTTACAATTATAGTATAGCACACTGTACCGTTATGTCAAGTTTAATTGTACTCACATTCCACCATAAGTTCCGTTAGACAAGCAACAAGGTTAATTTCCTGATCTGCAACAAATGCGGCCTGATATTGATACTTACCAATAGTCACAACAGCTTGCGGAATGCTGTGTGACTTCATATACTCATACAGTCCATCGTAAATCTTACGATAGATACGTGCAGGTTCAATATCAGAATTGGCTACACACCACTTACGCATTTCACCAAAGTTCTTTTCTTTTAGGTGCTTAACCAGATCACCAATCTTTCTTACATCGGATAATTGAGCAACAATACCAGCGTCGAGATTGCCAGAACTAGAATAACGTTGAAGCTCATTAAGAGTGCGCCGATAATCGGGAAAATATTTTTCGATGATCTTTGCCAGAACTGCCTTATCATACGTTACTTTTTCCTGAGTAAGAATATTTTCCATGCGCCTCATCAACTGTGAAGCCATCTTTGCCTTCTCGTCACTCTTCAATGCAAAGTCAATGACAGAACAGCGAGAATGAAGAGCATCGATCAGCTTAGACTTGAAGTTACAAGTAAAGATGAATGTGCAGTTGGACGAAAACTCTTCGATTGCACCACGCATAGCAGCTTGTGCTTCTGGTGTCAGATAATCAGCTTCGTCTAGAATGATGACCTTCAAGCCGCCAGTCAGCGATACAGTTGATGCATAGTTACGAATGGTTGTTCGCAGAGTATCGATACCACGATTTTCAGATGCGTTGATATAGAGATGATTGATACCAATCTCATCACACATGGCCTTTGCAATCGTAGTTTTACCTACGCCTGCTGAACCAGTGAGCATGAGATTGGGTATCTTCTTACTATCAACATATTCCTGAAATGGCTTCTTGAGCCGATCAGGAAGAATACAATCTTTAACTGTTGTCGGACGGTATTTCTCGACCCATAGGAAGGATTCGTTCGTCAATTTCATTCACCATTCTTTGAAGAAGTTGCTTAGTGCCGGCACCGCCAAGATTTTGTACATAGATGCTCTTGGCGGTTACCATCATATTAGATGCCAACATTAAGACATCCTCGACATTATCACACATCATGATCTGTCTGTCAATAGGCTCCATGAGTTCATTCATGCGCTTAATTACATCTTCTTTGCCCATTACTTCATGACACCATCATAAAACTCTTCGAAGTTTCTATTCTCTTCCTGTTCCTGAGAATAGTTAGCCTTGAAGTAGACCTTAGCCATACGGCGAATAATCTTCTTATCAACACCAGTCTTATCGCTAATGTTGTTAATCGATTCCTTCTGAAAGTCTCTCTCAGCAGCAACTCGCGTCATGCTGTCATTCAACTGCTGAACAGCTTCCTTGAGTTCCTTCTTCTGATTATCAGTCAGAGAATTGATGCTAACAAAGTTCTGATTGTGACCCATACCAGCCATTACTTGCTCTCCAGTGCGATGAAATACTTGATCTTGCCAGACTTAGATACAAACTTAGCGAATGCACCAAGCTGAATTTCCACATCATAGTCACCAGGAATCAACTTGATGTTTTCTACCTTGAATGATGCAGTGAAGTCTTCACCAGTATAATCATTCAGCTTGAACGATGCATAGTTAGAAGTGTCGTTTGCCTTCTCATGCGTCTGCAAACGAATCTCACCGTTCTTACCGACAACGGACAGATGAGTAAGATTGTTCATAGCTGCAAGACGCAGAAGCTTAGACAGATTGGCATTTGTAAGAGTGAAGCTTACATCAACCTGCTTCAACTTCAATTCCTTGTCAGGAGGAGAAACGATGAGATTGATAGAACACGAATAATAGTTAAACGTGATTTCTCCGTCACTCATGAGAACAGTGTTCTCACTGAACGTCAAGTCTGGATTATTCAGAGTAGAGACGTTGCCGAGAAACTGGTTCAAGTCATAGATACCAAACTGTTCGGGCAGAGCATCTTCAATCTCTGCTTCTACAAGAATGGACTTCTCAGGAGAAATAGTCTTCTGGACATTTCCCTTTTGAAGAACAATTCCTGAATTGATTGTAGAAAAGTTTTTCAAGACACTCAGGGTGTTTTCACTCAACTTCATAATATAAACTCCGATTTGTTTTTGGATTACGCTGCTAGTGTAGCAGGCTTTTGTGGACCTGTAAAGACTTTTAGCATGTGAATGATATCTCCTTCAAGCGAGGAAATAGTTCCAGTATTATACAGTTCATGTTCCATGATCGAACCAATCCATGCCCATTCTGAATAGTGAACGTTATACTGATTGATCATCTTCTCTCTAGCAGCAAAACGCTCATCAGAATCCTTTATCTGATTTGCAATCAATGCTGTGTCATACCACTCAGGATCTGCACCACGCTTTACACGAATGACAAAGCCACCCTTGGACTGAATGAATGCAATCTCATTAGGAAAACGAACGTCAGCAATGACTACATTCGGATACATTTCCATCTTACGCTCAAGAGAATGGATCCAAAGGTCAGAATGAAACACATCACGACCCGCTTCGGTGCCCATCATCTGTAGAGCAAGACGAGGAGAAATGTCGTAGCCAAATCGCTCAGACCACCATTCATCCTTTGCTTCACGCCAGTTACGACTTTCTTCTGTATCACCTTCAAGAAGATTTCGCGGCCATCCGAAGATGGCCGCTGTTGCGTCCTTTACTGTATCAGCAAAAGACAGTTTGTGAAAGTTGTGTTTGTTAACCAGAATATCGGCAGCAGTGCCTTTACCTGATCCAATAAAACCAACAATACCAATGATCATTAGAGATTTCCTGTAAGTTCAGCAATCTTTGGCATGTTACCAGAGAATGCATAAGTTCCCATATGAGTGGTCTTCATCCAAGGACACAACCAGATTGATCCGCCAATCTTGCGCCAATACTGACAGAACATGTAGTCTTCTGAAAGATAGCGATGAGATGAATTCGTTTCTTTGTCTAGCAGTGTCTTGGCCAATTCTTCAACATTCTCGCCCTTTGCTGCTGCTTCCATCATCTGGTGTATCTTATCGAAAGGTTCACCGCGATCAATGACAGTATCAAAATATGCATGAATGTAACGAGAACCATCAAAGTGTGCCTGGCCAACATGATCTGGCTTATATGTCAAGTTTGGATATGCTTCCCTAAACTTGTCAAATACTTCACGCTTGATCAACATATAACCAGTACCGATTTCCATAACCTCAAGCGGTTCAGAAACACGAAAAGACTTTGTGCCAGGAACTGGATTGAACACATAGTCACCAGTAAGTGTATCTAATTCTCCAGCATTCATGGTTGGGTTCTTGGTAAGAGCAAGAGCAACATTGCGCCAGTTGATTGACTTCTTTGGATACGGAGCGCCAATTACATCCTTGTCCAAGGCAATGAGAGCAAGAACATCTTGTGGATCGAAACAGATGTCCGAGTCGAGAAAGAGTAGATGTGTAAAACCAGAACGCAGGAATTCATCAACAAGATAATTTCGTGCGCGAGTAATCAGAGATTCATTGAAAAGAAATGAAAACCGTATATCAATGCCGTACTGCATACACAGGCCCTGCAAATCAAGAGCAGCCTTTGAATACATGCCATGACACTGCCCACCATACATTGGTGTTGCTACGAACAACTTTGCTTTTCTTAAATCTTCAACTTTGACCTGTAGTTGCATTATAAAAACTCCATAATAAAAAAGAGGGAAGGACACTAGTATATAGTATCCATCCCTCTGAGATTTGCTAGATATTAGGCAGCAAAACGATAAAACATCTTGCGCTTGCCATTCACATTGCGATAGTTGCTATAGATGCGATGGCCTTCAAGGGTGCGTAGGTCATACACACGCTTAGAGACGCTAGCCTTAGGCACGCCAGTCAGACGGGCAATCTGAGCAACAGTGATACCAGCGCCCTTGGTGTTCTGACGGAGAACCTTAGCAACCTTACGAATCTGAGACATTCAATAACTCCATAATAAAACGACCGCTTTGTTGGACAGACAATATGGCGCAGTCTTTTACCATATTGTCTGTATTATACACTAGGTACTACCTAATGTCAATTAGAAAGGCACCTCTTCATCAAGATTTACCGCAGTGACAGTTTCATCCGCAGCGGGCTTCGGATTGAGAGTTTCATCCAGCTTGAGATAAAGGTCGTAGAAGCCGCCCTTGGTATCTACATCAAAGCGGTTCAGACAAAGCTTGATTGCCTTCTCACGATCCTGACCGAAGATGGCGTAGGCTTCGCAGATATGAACCAGACGGCGAGTGGAGATGATATCGGAAACCGCACCATCGTAGAACGCCTTGCGGATCATGTCAGCCCAGTTGACCAGCTTGTCTGCAAAGTCCTGGTCTTCAATACCAGAAGCACCGAGGACATTGTTCAGGATCTTTGCTTCGGTCTTGAGCGACGGATATTCCTGCTCAAACGTGATGGAGAAACGCTCAAGGAAAGCTTCGTTCATGACGTTGGTACCGATGAAGCGACCATCGTCCGAACCCTTACCCTTGGTGTTAGCCGTAGCAAGGATGTTAAAGCCAGGAGCAGGCGTCACAACCCGATTGATCTTCTTGAGATAGATCGGCTTGCCCTCGAGGACAGGCTGGAGACACATAAGCTTGGCGTCACCAAGATCCACTTCGTCAAGCAACAGGATTGCACCGCGTTCCATGGCCACGATAACAGGGCCGTTCTGCCAGACAGTCTTACCGTCAATGAGACGGAAGCCACCGATCAGGTCGTCCTCGTCAGTTTCCTTCGTGATGTTAGCACGAACCAGTTCACGCTTTTCCTGAGCCGCAATCTGCTCAATCATCATGGTCTTACCGTTGCCAGACAGACCAGTGATGTAAGTCGGATAGAACTTACCAGACTTGATGATCATGCGAACATCAGGGAAGTGACCGAACGGAACATAACCCTTAGCCTTGTCAGGCACCAGAGAGATGGTATCGGTTGTAGCGTGAAGAGCCATCGCCATGTCGGCGTGATTGGCCACTTCCGTAACCTGAGCAACAGGAACAGCCGAAGCAATATCGGTCGCCTTGATCGGCTTAGACTTGGCAATCTTTGCCGCAGGCTTTACATTGGTCATATCAACATCATCCAGAGAATAGACACCACGACCGACGCGAACGGCGTCATTCTTGGTCAACCACAGCGGATCCTTAAGACCGTACTTTTCCATGATTGCGAACACTTCGGCGCGGGTAATG